TCATAGCGCAAGGTATGAGGGTAGCCAATCGATAAACATCGTGGGCAGGAGTCCGGCAACAGTTCTTTCATAAAGCATTCTCCTTTCCCAGCGAAGGAAGTTAGCTTCCGTAACTTCCGTTCAATCCCTGAGGCATCTGTCCAGCATCTCATCAGTCAGTTTCTCTTCTGCCACATCCACCGATTTAGGCTTCCTCTCGTTCCTCTGTCTGGCCCGAGTCATGGCCTTTCCACGCTTCAGCGCAGTCTCCCAGATGTCCGGCCGGGAAGCTAAAAGCTTACTCATTTCAGCAGCAGTCAGCAATAACAACTGTCCCGGTAGCTTAATCTCTATCACGTGAGTTCACCTCCAAATACACAACGCTCATTTACGGGCTTACTGACATCTGTAACATCAGTAACATTCGGCCACTGCTCTTCTTCTAGCTGGCCTTTAGCGTCAAATAATGTTACTCCCCCCTGAGTAACATTGAGTAACATTGCAGCACTGTTACTGATGTTACTCATGTTACTTATGTTACTTAGTTACTGATGTTACTCTGTATGTAAGGTATAGAGTCCTCTGTGTTTACCTGGCATGATAGAGATATGATAGGAATATGATAGGTATATGATAGTAGTGTATTGTATCTCAGTATGATACGATGGTAGCGGATACAAGTAGCTAAATCATCCCCTAGCCCTGGCCCCGGTACTCGTGTGAGCGCCGGGGCTTTGCTCTGTGGGGCTGAGGCGAGTGGAAGGAGGTGGCTGGGTATGGCCCAACTGGACAAAACTGGACAATATAAAAAGATACGAAACCCCAAAAAGCGGGCTTTCCTGGCTGCCGTAGCAGACACCGGAAACGTAACAAAAGCAGCGGACATCACACACATAGCACGGAGCTCGCACTATCAGTGGTTGGAGGCAGATCCGGTATATGTAGAAGCGTATGAGGATGCTATGGAGCAGGCGGCCCAGCGCCTGGAGGCGGAGGCCAAGAGGCGGGCCGTAGAAGGCGTGGAGGAGCCCGTATTCTACCAAGGCAAGCAGTGCGGAGTAATCAGGCGATATTCTGATGTCCTGCTGATGTTCTTGTTGAAAGGCGCCATGCCGGACAAATACAAGGAGCGCACTTCTACAGAGCTTACCGGCGCCGGGGGCAAGCCTCTAGCCGTGGAGTTCATCGCACCCGGTGAGGGTGAAGCAGGTGGCGCGTAAACGCAAGGCCGATATAACCATCGAGTGGGCACAACAGCCCCGCCAGATGAGCTTTCTCCGGGCATGTGGGCTGTCTCATCCCTGGGACGGTGGGGGGCCGACAGAGCCACGGGCCAGAGTGATCGCGTACGGGGGCAGTGCAGGAGGAGGCAAAACGGATGCCCTACTAGTGTCTCTAATCGTGGCCGGACTGAGCTTTCCAGGCATTTCAACAGGCTTCTTTCGCCGGGAATACCCGATGCTGGAGGGGCCGGGCGGGGCGATACTGAGGAGCCAGGAGCTGATGAGCGGGTGGGCCAAGTGGCACGGTGGACAGCGCCGGTGGACTCTGCCAACAGGTTCTATTCTTCAGTTCTGTCACTGCTCGAAAGAAACCGATGTCTACATCTACCAGAGTCAGCAGTTTGACATTATCATGCTCGATGAGGCTACGCAGTTTCTCCGTAGCATGTATCGATACTTGCTTACCAGGAACCGGGCGACAAGGGACGGCGTGATTCCGTTTATGGGGTTGGCGTCGAACCCGGGCAACGTGGGGCATTTGTGGATGAACGACGAGTTTATACTGCCGGGGCCTGCGGAAGTGGTTCATGAGGTAGAAGTTGAGCCGGGGGTATTTGAGAAGCATCTATTCATCCCAGCCCGACTCAGCGATAACGTAATCCTGGAACAGCGTGACCCCGGCTACCGGGCACGACTGGAGGCACAGCCTGAGATAGTCAGGCGCCAGTTGCTAGAAGGTGACTGGAGCGTGTTTGCGGGACAGTACTTCAAGGAGTGGAGGCCCGCCATTCATGTGGTGCAGCCGTTTGAGATACCGCACTATTGGCGCCGATTCCGCAGCCTCGATTATGGGCTGGATTGCACAGCCTGCTACTGGTGGGCTGTCTCGCAGGATGGCCGGTGCTATGTCTACCGAGAGCTGTATCAGCCGGACTTGATACTGTCGGAGGCTGCCGAGCGCATCAGGGAGCTGACCCCCGCTAACGAGCGCATTGATTACACAGTGGCGAGTCCCGACCTCTGGAACCGGCGACAGGATACAGGCGTAGCCGGGTATGAGCTGCTAATCAAGGGCGGGCTAACCGGCATCATCAGAGCCGATGACAGGCGGGTGCCTGGCTGGAGGCTCATGCGCGAGTATCTCAAGCCTTACACGGATGAGCAGGGGCAGGAAGTGGCGCGACTTGCGGTGTTCGACACGTGCCACAACCTGATACGCACCTTGCCAGCAGCAATACACGATACGCACAACCCGGAGGATGTATCTGATGGGTGTGAAGATCATGCGATCGAGGCGGTACGCTATAGCCTAATGTCCCGGCCTCCCCTAACTGTGGAGGAGGAGGAGCGCGACAGGCGTAGGAAGTGGAAGAAAGCGCGGACAAAGCCGGTAATAAGTGAGCTAACAGGCTATTAGGAGGCTGTAACATGGATATACAGCTAACCGACATGGATATAGAGCCAGTGATGACGACGGAAGCGGGGCACGACCAAGATGCCCGACAGGAGCAGACCGCCGAACTGCTTCAGCGGTTCGAGTATGCGGACTCCTGGCGCAGTCAGTACTACGAGGTGGCAACTCGATGCTATCAGCTATACGTAGGCTGGCGCAAGGCACTCTCTGAAGAGCAAGAGGGGCGGTCGAACCTGCACATTCCCCGAACGTATGAGGCCGTCGACACCTGGCGGGCTAGGCTCATTAAGAGCTTCTTCGGCGTGAGCCGTCCATACATCGATTTCCTCCCATCCCCGCAGGGCGCAACTCCTGAGATGATGGAAGCGAATGAGGTCAAGGCGGATCTGGCCGGGGCCTTGGTGGATCAGCAGCTGGAGCGGAATAATGTGGTGTCGGTGTTCTACGACTTCATCACTTCAATGTTAATCTTCCCCGCTGCCATACTTGGCGTTGGGTGGAGATACGAGAAGAGGATGTCCCGGACGCGGGAGCCGGTCATCGAGATAGTGTATAACCCGATGGCTGGCATACCAGAGCCTACGCCTATGGTGATAGGGTGGCAAATGGTGGAGCGTGAAGCGGTGGTGTGGGATGATAATGAGCTTGTCAATATAAACTTCTTCGACTTCTGGCCCGACCCGAGGGGCCGAGACGTAGATTCCTGCCGGTTCGTGTTCCAGAGGGAGTGGTGCACTCAGGAGCAACTGGAGGAGAAGTTGCAGGTGTTAGAGGCTGCCGGAAGCGGTGAGGTGTATCCCATCGACTGGGAAGCCTTGCGAGGCGCACAGGGCGAACTACAGGATGGCGCATGGGAGCTGATGTCTAGCGTGGGGCTGACTCCTGAAGCGTCTGACGGCTACTGGCCGAAGGAAGGTGCCAAAGGACACCTGTTTGAAGTGCTCCACTATTGGGAGGATGAGCGTCACGCACTCCTGGTCAACCGCAAGCAGCTAGCGTATGACGGTGAGAATCCATACTGGCGCCATGGAAAGAAGCCGTTTGTCGTGGTGAGCTTTGAGAAGCTCCCGAATCAGATATTCGGCATGAGTGCAGTGCAGCTCATTGAGCACTTGCAGGCCGAACTAAATACCCACAGAAACCAGCGCATAGACAACGTGAGCCTGGTACTGAACCGCATGTGGATAGTCAGGCGAGGCATCGACGAAGAGCAACTAATCTCACGTCCTCATGGCATCATCGAAGTAGATAATCCGCAAGGCGATATTCAACCACTAGTCACCCCAGACGTAACCGCAAGCGCATACAACGAAGAGCAGGTCATCAAACAAGATATGGAGAGCACCCTTGCAACACCCAACGTGATACGTGGCATGTCTCCTGAGAGCAGGGAGACTGCGACGGCCACAATGACCCAGGCAAGCAATGCAGGGCTTAGGTTTGATGTGAAGATTTTGTTGTTCGATTCTCTCGGCATTCGCCGTATGGCAATGCTAATGGATTGCAACAACCAGCAGTTTATAGATTCTCCCAGGATAGTACAGCTATTCGGTGACAGAGCAGCCCAACAATGGCAGATGGTAGGGCCTCATGAAATCATAGGTGAATACGATTATCGACCGGCAGGGGCCTCGACAGACCCGGCCAGCAACAAGGAGCTTCGGCGTCAGCAACTCACACAGGCGCTCGCATTTGCGATACAGACGAATAACCCGTTCATCAAGAAATATGAGCTAACGAGGGAATGGTTGAATTCCTTTGACTTCCGCAACGTGGACAAATTCATGTATTCGCAGGAGGAAGTCATGACGATGCAGCAGGCAGCGGAAGCGCAAGCAGCTTTGGCGCAGATGGGGCAGCCACAGGTTGGGCAGCCGATGCC